GGACAAGCATCTCTGCAAGACGCTACTTCTGTCACGGACAAACTCAAACTTGACGACAAGGTTTCTGATCTATCTGGCGGATTTAAATCAGGATTAAACCAGTTAGCAGGAGGTGCAAAAAACTTCGGAGCCAGTGCTATGGGTGGTAACAATACCATACAAAGTGCTGTGGGAGGTGCAGTTGATAAGCTAAGAACAGTTGCAGGTTCGACGAGTAACATAGCAGCAGATATCTCCGGAACAATTAACAAACTCACTGGTGGCAATCTTGCAGGCGGATTAATGAAAGCTGCCGGCGAAATCAGTGGAGCAGCAGGCATGCTCAACAATATACTTAGTCTCAAGCGAGGCATCAACATACCCAAAGGGGCAGAAGTGTTTGCACCACAAGGGCAGGCTATACAGTTGAAAGCAGGATCCAAGGATGATTGGCGAGTGCGTATAAATTGTGAATGGAATACTTTTAATAGTCCGTTATTCGGAGTTCTCAAACAAACTGGCGGTGTGGTATGGCCATACATGCCTAACATCACTGTCAGCACCAAGGCAGAATACAATACTATACCTATAACTCATGCCAACTATTCTCAATACAGTTACAAAAACAGTGTGGTTGATGATATATCAATCAGCGGTGAGTTCAGTTGTGAAACTGCCACAGACGGCGCCTACTGGATAGCAGCAACTACATTTTTTAAGACAGCTACCAAGATGTTTTTTGGGCAAGGTGATCTTGCAGGTAATCCTCCTATTATTTGTAATCTCACAGGTTACGGTAGTCATGTGTTTGACAAGGTTCCTGTGATTATAAAATCATTCTCAGTGGATTTCAAAGACGATGTAAACTACATCAAATGTGATCCTTTTCAGAACGGCAAATACACTTGGGTGCCTGTGTTGAGCACAATAACAGTGCAAGTAGCGCCTGTATACAGCAGACAAGGACTGAGAAAATTTAGCTTACAAGACTATGCTAGAGGCAAAATGTCCGGTGAAGGCCAAGTAGGATATATCTAATGGCAAAATACTCTAAAACCAGTCCCTGGTCTGATACTAGGCAGAATAATTTTTATCTCGATCTCTTAGAGATTAGACCAGTGCCAGCCGAAGCAGATGATTTTCGATATGTGATTGAAAACCAATACAGGCATCGACCCGACCTTTTGGCCTATGACGTATATGGCAATGCCAAACTATGGTGGGTGTTTGTACAAAGAAACATGAGCGTTATCAAAGACCCTATATACGATTTTGAGCCAGGAACTGTGATATACTTGCCAAAAAAAACAAACCTTGCAAAGTTTCTAGGAGTATAAATGGTCGCTAGATTTTTAGCCAACGCTATAGAACAGTTTAAACCAGACGGCACCCGGGCTATTGCAGAATTTACCAACAGCAATCTTGCCATAGGCAATGCTGTGAGAACGACCCTTGAAGTTCCAGCACGAGCCTCTGACATGCTGGAAAATGGTAAATCTAATCAGGAAACAAAAACAAACACCACAGCTGCATCGGCTAAGAAAAATCTACCTGCATTAGTTCGTAATCCCATGGAAGTGTTTGCCAGTAATAATGTGTTGTGGACATTGGCATGTTTGACTCCGCAGCAGTTTAACGATCCTAAAACTTATAGAGATAATCCGTCAGCATTGAAAAATTTAGTGTTTTCATCTGCAGGACGATTCGACGCAGACAGAGTGGCGACATTTTTTGGCAGTCCGGAATACTACATCAACAACTTTGTAATGCAGACAGTGATAGGAGCCAATGAAGCCACAGGCAACAGCAATGCTGTTAAATTTTCATTTGATATAATTGAACCGCATTCTATGGGACTGTTGTTACAAAGCATGCAGAATGCCGCAGTAAAAGCAGGATATCTTAGTTACCTAGACAACGCACCATTTGTATTGCGGATGGATATTCAGGGATTTAATGAACTAGGACAAAATTTGTCTCAGATAAAACCCAAGTATTTTGTAATGAAACTGTCGTCTACTAAGTTTACAGTCAATGAAGGCGGTAGTGTATATAAAGTAGAAGCAATTCCATATAATCATCAAGGATTTTCTGATGCTATCAACACCACTTATAGTGATGTAAAAATATTTGCCAGCGGCAAAGGTCATGTATTTGATTTGTTGTCGGGCAGCGAGGGCAGTCTTGTAGCATATCTCAACAAGAATGAAGACAAATTAAAGGCCGAAGGAAAGATCACCGAAAAAGATGAATATGTCATCCAGTTTCCTATACTGTCCAGTGACTGGCAAAGTTCAGCAGGCAATCAATCAGAAGTTAAAAAGGCAACGGTAAATCCATCCGAAGGAGCCTCTACTAAATCAGCAGTGCAAAGCTCTATGATTAAAACAGATCCTCAGCTACTGGATCAGAACAACATAGCCTCTGCAAGTTTGGGATTTGATCAAAGTTCTGGCGGTCGTGCAGTTTTCAAGCGAGCTGGTGATCAATACGATGAAAAAACAGGTGTGTTAAAAAGAGAAGGCATGACCATAGATCCAAAAACTCGAGCCTTTCAATTTGGACAGAGTCAGTCATTGACAGCAATTATTAATCAAGTGATCCTCAGTTCGGAATATGCCACCGAAGCCTTAGAACCTAAATTTCTAACACCGCAGGGATTTATCAAGTGGTTTAAACTAGATGTGCAAATAGAGCTGTTGAAATTTGATGTTATCACAGGCGATTATGCAAAAAAGATCACTTACAGGGTAGTGCCATATCTAGTGCATCAAAGCATATTTGCCAACGCCACATCCGCACCGGTGGGTTATGCGGAACTAATGAAAGATGTAGTCAAAGAATACCAATACATCTACACCGGACAAAATGTAGATATTCTTAGTTTCAGTATTGACATCAATAATTTATTCTATGCAGGAGCAAATCCTAAACCAGAAGCTGATGCCGCTAAAACTTCCACACAAGATCAAAACGCAGCTGAAACAAAGAATTCTTCTACTAAAACAGGTAAAGGACAAGCTGCGGAAGTGCAGTCTGCACAAACCGGTAGAGCTAGACCAAAACGTGATCCTAGACTATTGAAAGGATTCAAAGGCGGTTCTGAATACAAAACTGTTGAACAAAACGTTGCAGAGAATTTTCAAGAAGCGTTTATCAGTGGCAGCAGTGCTGACATGGTCACGGTAAATCTTGAAATACTTGGTGATCCTTATTGGTTGATAGATTCGGGAATGAGTAACTATTTTGTAGGAGCCGCTTCGCCCACAGCACAGATAACAGACGATGGCACTATGAACTATGAAAGCGGCAACGTCTATATCTATATGACATTCAGAACTCCAGCTGATGTGAACACATTAACTGGTCTATACGATTTTTCAATAGCAGGAAAGGAAAGCCCTTTTGGCGGTATATATAGAGTTGTCAGCTGCGAAAATCAATTCAATGATGGAAATTGGAAACAGAAATTGAAATGTATTAGAATGCCAGGCCCACAAGGACCGGAAGTCAACGAAACTATTACCGGAGACAAAGCATCAGTGGTAGACAAAGCAGATGTGCCAGCGGTAGAAATAGGCGACAAAGAACCGCCAAAAACATCATTGGTTGACAGCAGTGCTTCTAGCTCTACAGTTGGAGCTGACACTGCATCCTCTAGCACAGGCGCTCAACCAACCACTACATCTAATCAACCCCAACGAAGAGTGGGCTTTAGATATTATCGAGATCTAGGACAAAATTAATGGCAGAATTATCAAGACCGTCAGTTGATGATGAAGGCAGAAGCGGTGGGTTAACCACGGGCATATACATCGCCCGAGTTATCAGTCATCTTGACCCTTCCTTCATGGGATCTATCGAAGTTACCTTATTGAAAGATCAGTCAAACGCATCAGGTGACGACAGTCAAACTTTTATTGTGAAATACGCATCGCCGTTTTTCGGTTATACTCCATTTGAATTCATGGGAAACAACGATGGATCAAAGTCAACCATTGACGGGTTCAGCGACACACAGAAATCATACGGCATGTGGTTTGTACCGCCGGATGTTGGTGTTAATGTGTTGGTATTGTTTGTCAATGGCGATCCTGCAGCAGGTTATTGGTTTGCCTGCGTACCTGGCATCAACATCAATCACATGGTACCAGCCATAGCTAGCAGCACTGTAAACAGTTTAGATGCTGAAGATAAAAAAAGATATGGTAATACTACCTTGCCCTTGCCTGTGGCTGAAATCAACAAACGCATCAATGGCGACACACAGGAAATTGATCCAGAAAAATATCCTAGAGTGGTTCATCCTATAGCAGATAGATTTCTTGAACAAGGCCTATTAGAGGATGATGTTAGAGGATTCAATACAAGTTCACCGAGACGAGAAGCTCCTAGCATGGTGTTTGGTATTTCTACTCCGGGCCCGCTTGATCGCAGAACCAGTGCTAAAAAACAACAAATAGGCAAATCAGACAGTCAGGCCACTGTGCCAGTGAGTAGATTAGGTGGCACACAGTTGGTCATGGATGACGGCAATGATAGATTTCACAGAGAAAAATCTGCTGCAGAAGGTCCAGTGAAATACATCGATCTTTTAGATCCTACTAATCAGAAAAAAGGTGATACAGGATCTGCAACGATCCCTGCTAGTGAATATTTTAGAGTAAGAACAAGAACTGGGCATCAGATCCTGATGCACAACTCAGAAGATCTAATCTATATTGCTAATGCTCGTGGCACAGCATGGATAGAACTTACCAGCAACGGTAAGATCGATGTCTATGCACAAGACAGCATCAGTGTGCATACACAGCAAGATCTCAACATACGTGCTGCTCGAGATATAAATCTAGAAGCAGGTAGAAATATCAATATGAGAACTGAATCGGGTAAGTGGCACGTAGAAATTGCCACAGACATGGAATTTTTAATCAACAATGATTCTAAACTCACAGTGGGTGCTAACCTAGATATATTAGTCGGAGCCAAGACTAAAATATCCACCAACAACGATCTAGATATTGCATCCGGAGCAGAAACTAAAATTAGCTCCACTTCAGATATCAATTTAGGTAGTGGCGCAGAAGTCAAAGTCAACGGTACTAAAATATTTTTTAACGGTCCTACAAACGCAGAAACTGCCGAGGCTGCTGACTTTGTAAGACCCTATGATCTCAGAGACAATTTAGCCACTAGCACTACAGCAGGTTGGGACAAGCGTTACCAAGCTGGCATTGTAAAAAGCTTCATGAAACGCATACCCATGCATGAGCCTTGGGCCTTGCATGAACATAGAGCACCGCAATTATTAACTCCAGATAAAACTGACAGGGACACCTAAAACATGGCCACAAGACTATACAACCAACAAACAGCAGCGCAGCGTTCTGCTACGGTAACGCAGAATCAAGGTCAGTTCACCTATAAAGGATTCAGCTCTACTGAAGCTAATAAGAACTTTAAGCTATACGATATCAATCTTGTCAAGCAGGATTTGATCAATCATTTTTATATTCGCAAAGGCGAAAAACTGGAAAATCCGGAATTCGGCACAGTGATCTGGGACATGCTGTTTGAACCATTTACTCCTGATGTCAAAGAAATCATAGCCAAGGACGTAGAAGCCATCATCAACTATGATCCGAGATTTGCAGTCACTGAAATCAACATAGACAGCACAGATCAAGGCATGCGTATTCAAGCAGATTTGGTGTATATTCCGTTTAACATCAATGAACGTATGACCTTGAACTTTGACAAAAACAACAGTGTGATTAACTAAGCAGTTTATTTTTAAGGGTAAATATTGGTATGACTACAACTAGCAGACAAAACAATCTCATACTGAATCAAGATTGGACCAGGATATATCAGACCTTTAAAAACGCGGATTTCCGCAGCTACGACTTTGAAAATCTGCGCAGGGTTATTATCACATACCTACGTGAAAACTACCCAGAAGATTTCAACGACTATATAGAATCATCAGAATACATGGCATTGATAGATGCCGTAGCGTTCTTGGGCCAGAGCCTAGCATTCCGCATAGATCTTGCCAGCCGTGAAAACTTTATTGAACTAGCGGAGACCAAAGAAAGTGTGCTGCGTATTGCTCGCATGCTCAGTTACAATGCCAAACGCACAGCAGCCGCCAGCGGACTTTTAAAATTTGTTTCAGTATCTACCACTGATACTATCGTCGACAGTAATGGCAAGAATCTTGCTCAACAGTTGATAACCTGGAACGACCCTACCAATACTAACTGGCTAGAACAATTTCTCACTGTGTTGAACAGTGCCATGGCCGACAACACAGAATTTGGTCGCAGCCAAGGATCCGCGATTATCCAAGGTATTCCTACTGAGCAATATAGATTCCGAACTGTGGGCACAGATGTTCCTTTGTTCTCGTTTACTAAGACTGTGGCTAGTAGAAGTGTAAATTTTGAAATAGTCAGCACATCTTTCAAGAACAGTGAAAATATCTATGAAGAGCCTCCAGTTCCGGGTAACCAATTGGGATTTATATATAAAAATGATGGATCTGGACCAG